AGTCGTCGACCTGCTATGACGTTACCAAGAATGTCTTTTGAAATAAACAACATTTCATATGATCCACAACGCAAATTAACTACAACAGGTAAAATGATTAAACGTGGTAAATCAGAAACAGATGACGCTCGACCTTACGTATATAACCCTGTACCATATAATTTAGATTTTTCTTTATACATTATGACAAAGTATTCAGAAGATGCTACTAAAATCTTAGAACAAATTATACCATTCTTTACACCAGACTGGACTGTTGGTGCCAAGATGATACCAGATTTGGATCCTATTGATATACCTATTGTTTTAAACAGCGTAACAATCGAGGATCTTTATGAAGGTGCATTTGATGAAAGACAAATGGTTTTACATACACTAACCTTTACACTTAGAGGTTATTACTTTGGGCCAGAGAAAACGAAAAAGATTATTAAATTCGTTGACGTTGATATGTTCAATGGTACTGATACTAATTCGCCGTTCCTAGAAGGTATTGATATTCGTCCTGGGTTATCATCAGCAAATACTCCAATAACTGATGTAGGTGAAACGGCAACTGCTGTATCGGCTTTAACCACAGGATCAGTAAGTAGCATTTCGTTAACTAATGATGGTGAAAACTATAACGCAAATACGGTTGTTACTATCGGAGCACCTGATGTAGCAAACGCAGATATAACATCTACGATAACAAACGGGGCGGTATCTGATATAACGATCAATGATGGTGGAGGATACTTCAGTAATCTACCAACGGTGTCTGTAGGGCTCCCAGATAGCCCTATCACAACGGCTACCGCGACTGCTACATTAAGTGGCGACTCTGTTGCTAACGTATCTATATCAAATCCAGGCAATTTCTATACTAATCCAACGTTTTCAATAGCACCTCCACCAAACGTGGCTGCAGAGTTTAAGTTTGGTGATGATGCATTAGCTCATAGTAGTGAAAACGATGTTACGACTTTACATTCATTCTCTGGTTATTTTAATTCCAATACTGGATATAAAGTATCGTTTTGGATTTACCCAACCTCTTTCCCAGGTGGTAATAATCCAATGTCAGTACTCTTTGCGCCATTTACAAAAATATTCTTTACCGCTGATACAGGTAATGTTAGGTTCCAATATGGTGGTGCGCCAGTTGTTACTTCTGATACTGATTTGGTCCTCAACCAATGGAACCACGTAGAAGTAGAACATTATACAAATCTTATTCGAATTAACGTTAATGGTTTATATGGCACACAAGAAACACGTGGTGCAGGTAACGTTGCATTCCCAGGACATACATATCGAGCTGGTGATGCTCAAGGTAATGAATCAGTATTTGATGGAGCTAACAGAAGCTTCCTTGGATACTTAGATAACGTAACTTGGGAAACAACCGGTGATATGCCTACTGCATCTAGTGGTGATCCATATACGATCCCAACGACTGCAAGAACTGGCGATTTATTTACTAAGAACTTTGATAAGGATCTTCCTGTAGCCACAATCACTGCAACAGACGGCGAAGTAATTTCTATTGATGTTACTTCTGGTGGATCTGGGTATACTACAGCACCAGCTGTTACGATTGATGCACCTGACGATACGCCGTCAACATTTGCTGCTTCATTAACACCAACATTAGTAAATGGAGTCATAGACTCAATTACAATAAATAGCTCAGGGAAGTTCTACGCGAACGCTCCTGCAATCAATGTTTCTGCACCAACGTCGACTCAGGCAACTGCCATAGCAAATGTTGGTAATAACGGGGATATTCAATCAATAACAATAACCGACGCAGGCTTAGGATATAGAAATCCACCTGCAGTAACTATATCGTCTCCAGACTTTGGATCAATTCCATACCAAGACATTGAGTTTGATGACAACTGGGGTATTATTAAAACCATAGTGAGTGAATAATATGAATGATAAGATAGCTGAAAATCTCGGATTGAGACCACTTTCAGAAATTAGAGAAGAAGAGCTAGCTGCCACGCCAGTTGAAGTTGTTGAAGAAATACTTCCAGCTATAGTAACCGACGAGGTAGATGACGAGAATCTAAAGGATCTTGCAAAAGTTCGTGAAAACATTGAAGGTGTTATTGAAATCGGAAATGAAGCAGTAAGAGAAATGCTTGAGATTGCAAAACAGTCAGAACAACCAAGAGCATTCGAGGTTGTATCCACATTGATGAAAACGATGTTAGACGCCAATAAAGATTTTGCTGATGTTTCAACTAAAAAGAAATTTGCAAAAGAAGAAATAAATGCACCTAAAGAGGCTGCGCAAACCAACACAGTAAATAATAACTTGATTGTATCCACCGCGGATTTATTAAAAATGTTGAAAGATACTGAAAATGGGTGACGGTTATTTAGGAAACCAACATCTTAAAAAGATTGGTGAAGAAATAGAATGGTCGCCTGACCTATTAAAAGAGTATATGAAATGTGCGCAAGATCCAATATATTTTGCCAAGAATTATATTAAAATTGTACATGTTGATAAGGGATTAGTTCCATTTGAAATGTACGATTACCAAGAAAATATTACTCGAAAAATTACTGATAATAGACGTTTGGCTGTTTTGACGGCTCGGCAGTCTGGTAAAACAACCACTGCAATGGCTATTATTTTACATTACGTTTTATTTAATGAATTTAAAACAGTTGCTATCCTAGCTAATAAAGGTGATGCTGCCCGAGAAGTAATGGCTCGAGTCAAACTTGCATTTGAATCATTACCTAAATGGCTGCAACAAGGGGTTGAAGAATGGAACAAAGGAAACATTGCACTTGAAAATGGGTGTCAAGTTTTGGCTGGTACTACGTCGTCGAGTGCTATTCGTGGTAAGTCTGTTAATTTTCTATACCTTGATGAGGTTGCATTCATTGAAGGATATGACGAATTTTTCGCATCTGTTTATCCTACTATCTCGTCTGGCGAGTCAACAAAACTTTTAATGACTTCTACTCCAAATGGATTAAACCATTTTTGGAAAACATGTACTGGCGCAAGAGAAGGTACAAATGGTTATGAATATGAAGAAGTTATGTGGCACGATGTTCCGGGTCGCGATGAAAAATGGCGCAAGGAAACAATCGAAGCATTAGACCACGACGAAGAAAAATTCAACCAAGAATATTGTTGTCAGTTCCTAGGTAGTTCTGGTACTCTTATTGCAGGTTGGAAACTAAAAGAGTTATTACATTCAGTACCAATAGGACAACAAGATGGTTTTATACAATATGAAAAGCCAATAAAAGATCGTCAGTATTCTATGACAGTCGATGTTGCTCGTGGTAAAGGTTTAGACTATTCATGTTTTTCAGTAATTGATATTACAGAGATGCCATATAAACAAGTGGCGATGTTTAGAGATAACATGGTAGGACCAATTGATTTTGCATCAGTTGTTTTTAGAATAGGACAAGTATATAATACCGCTGCTGTTTTAATAGAGGTTAACGATATTGGAGAACAGGTTGCTGATGTTCTCTTAATGGATTATGGTTATGAAAATATATTATACACCACAAACAATGGAAGAGCTGGTAAAATACTTACTGGCGGTTTTGGTAAAAAAGTAGATAATGGAATAAGAACAACTAAAAACGTTAAGGCAGTTGGATGTAGCATGCTTAAAATGCTAATTGAGCAAAACCAACTTATTATACAAGATTATGATACTATACAAGAAATTAGCCGTTTTTCTAAAAAAGCAAACTCATACGAAGCAGAGTCAGGATTTCACGACGATTTGGTTATGAACCTTGTTCTGTTTGCATGGATGGTTGAACAAGCGTATTTTAAAGATATGACTGACATAAATACACTTGTTAAGTTACGAGAAAAGACAGAAGAACAAATTGAGGAAGAATTATTGCCTTTTGGCTTTGTTGATACTGGCGAAGATTTTTATTATGAAGATGACGGCTTAGTGCTGTAATTATATAGAATACCATTTTTTATAAATAAGAACAGTAAGAAATAGATAAAAAAACAAGATTAACGCGTTTTCAATACATAAAGGAGAAAAATATGGCTTTTTCCGTAAGTCCCTCTGTTATAGTTCGGGAAGTTGATGCTTCTCAGGCAGTACCAGCCATCTCAAATCCACCTGCTGCAATAGCTGGTGTATTTAGGTGGGGCCCGACTAACGAACCATTATTGCTATCATCAGAAAACCAACTCGTAGACCGTTTTGGCGCACCTAATGATGACAATTACGAAACATTTTTTACAGCTGCTGATTACTTATCATATTCAAATGCACTGTATGTTGTTCGTGCAGACGATGGTTCAACCGAAGCTAACAGTACAACATTAGACATCACACTTGATGCAAACAACGACGTCGTTTCAGATGATAGTACCTACGGTGCTTTCGAAGCGAAGTATAAAGGTGAGCTTGGTAACTCACTAGAAGTTGCTTGGGTATCTTCAACCGGTTTCGAAAATCCATTCGTTGCGGTAGCAGGAATTCCAACAAATAAAATTTCAGACGTAACATTAGATCAGGTTATTAACTTTAACTCTTCTAACGTTCAATTTGAAACAGCTAATACACAAAACCTACTGGATTTAGCCGTAGGCGATGTATTAGAAATCGGTAACGAATCAATTGGTTACCAAGAAATGAGAGTTAGCTCATTCACAGAAACCGAAGTGACTGCTGAGGCCGTTGAAGGCGATGCGAATACTGAATTCCTTGCTCTATACTCATACGATATCGAGTTCTTTAACAAATATACATTAGCTGAAACTGATTTAGCTAAACTATCAATGAAAAAGAAATGGCAACATGGAGGAACATTCTCCAAAAAGCCAGACGCAGGAAATATTCACGTAGCGGTTATTGACGCAGGTGGAGAAATTTCTGGTACTGCAGGATTTATACTAGAAAAATTCGAAAATATTTCAACAACCGTAGGCGCTGTTTCACCACAAGGTACTGCCAATTATTACGGTACAGTGATTGAAAACTTCTCCTCTTGGGTAAAAATTGCTAACACAGCACCAATTGGTACTGCATCTACAGCAATTGCTAAATACGAAAGAATGGCTGGTGCAACATCACCGGTTACAGAAACGACTGCAACATTAGGTCAATTAGGTTTAGCATTAGATACTTTAAGAAGTGCCAATGAAATCGACATTGCTTTTGTACTTCAAGGTAAAGGCGATGATGCTGCAGTAAGAGCAAATTACATTGTTTCTAATATATGTGAAACAAGAAAAGATTGTGTTGCATTTATTTCACCATCTAAAGAAGCTGTTGTTGATGAGCTTAAAATGAATGCAAAACTTACCAATGCAATTGCATATCGTAATAAAATTCAAAACTCATCTTATTCATTCATTGACAGTGGATACAAATACCGATATGATAAGTACAATGACAAATATCGTTGGACTCCATTAAATGGTGACATGGCCGGATTGGCTGCTAGAGTTGAAGCATGGGAATCACCAGCTGGCTTTAGAAAAGGTATAATCAAAAATGTTGTTAAGTTAGCGTTTAACCCTAGCAAAGCAATGAGAGATTTATTGTATGGTTCAGACATCAACCCAGTTGTGTCACAGGTAGGACAAGGTATTGTACTATTTGGTGATAAAACAGGATTAGGTGTTTCATCTGCGTTTGATAGATTAAATGTTCGTAGGTTGTTTATCGCGGTTGAAAAATCAATTGCTACTGCAGCCCAAAGCTTCTTGTTTGAATTGAACGACGAATTCACTCAAACACAGTTTAGAAACATTGTAGATCCATTCTTACGTGATATCCAAGGAAGACGTGGTATTATTGATTACCGAGTAATCAGTGACTCAACCGTTAATACTCCTGAGGTAATTGACCAAAATAAATTCCGCGCAAGCATATTCATTAAACCAGCACGTTCTATTAACGTAATCGAATTAACATTCGTTGCAACTAGAACCGGTATTGAATTTGACGAAATTGTCGGTCAGTTAACTTAAATAAATAAGAATAGAAAATAGGAGAAACAAAATGGCATTCAATATCAACCAGTTCAAATCAGAGCTCGTCGGTGGCGGTGCACGTCCTACCCTGTTCCAATGTCAAATCACTAACCCAATTGCTCCAGAAGCTGACATCAAAACTCCGTTTATGATACGTTCAGCAGGCATCCCAGAATCCATTGTGGGGCAATTCGTGGTACCTTACTTCGGCCGTCAGGTCAAGTATGCCGGTGATAGAACATTCGCAGATTGGTCCGTGACCGTAATCAACGACGAAGATTTCGCAGTACGAAATGCGATGGAAGCTTGGTCAAACGCGATTAACTCGCATGACTCAAACACCAGAGCATTACCACAAGACTACAAATCAACTGGGCAAATTACCCAGTTTAGTAAAGATGGTTCAATTCTTAGAACATACATCTTTGAAGGCATGCATCCAGTAAGCATTGATGGAATTCAAATGGATTGGGGACAAGCTGATACTATTGAGGAATTTAATGTAACATTCCAATATGACTTATGGCGTGTTGAGGGTAACACCGGCATTCCAACTACTTAAATAATGAGAAAGTGAATAAATGAAGATTTTTGGTTTTGATATTAAACGAGACACTGAAGAGGAGGGTTTTACACCTTCCTCTTTTGTTGAGCCTCAAAATGACGATGGAGCTATCACCGTTGGTAATGCAATGGGTGGCTTCTATAGTACACTATTGGATATGGAAGGAACTGCTAAAACTGAATCAGAATTGGTATCAAAATACCGAGGTTTAGCACACCAGCCAGAAATTGCACAAGCTGTTGACGAAGTAATCAATGAAGCAATTAGTGTAGATACAGATGATAAAGTTGTTGAAGTTCTTTTGGACGATACAGATTTACCAGACAAAGTTAAGAAAATAGTCATAGAAGAATTTGATAGCATATTATCATTATTAGATTTTTCTACAACAGCATACGAAACGTTTCAAAAATTCTACGTTGATGGTCGATTAAACTATCACGTTATTATTGATCCAGAAAATATCCCAGAAGGGATTAAAGAATTACGATATGTAGATCCACGTAAATTAAAACTCATTCGTGAAGTTGATAAACGTGAAAAGGATCCACATTCAGGTATCCCAGTTAAAAAAGTAAAAGCAGAATATTATATGTATTCTGAAACAGGTTTTGGTTCAAATAAAACTAGTAATTCTTCTGGTGGTACTGCTCAAGGATATAAGATTGCTAAGGACGCTATTGCCAGAGTTACTTCAGGCGTAATGAACGAAAACAATTCATTAGTATTATCATACTTACATCCTTCAATAAAGCCACTCAACCAGTTAAGGATGTTGGAAGATGCGACAGTTATTTACACTATTACACGAGCTCCTGAAAGACGAGTGTTCTACATTGACGTTGGCAACTTACCTAAATCAAAAGCTGAGCAGTATATAAGAGATATGATGGTTCGTCATAAGAACAAACTACAATATGACTCATCTACTGGAGAAATCAATGATGCTCGTAAAATGATGACTATGACCGAAGACTTTTGGTTCCCACGACGTGGTGGTGAGCGTACAACAGAAGTTGATACTATGCCAGGCGGAAATGCTGGTGGTTTAACAGATGATACGAATATGCAATACTTCCAACGTAAACTATACAAATCGTTAAAGGTTCCGCTATCGCGTTTAGAACCAGAAACTATGTATTCATTTGGTCGTGTTTCAGAAATTACTCGTGATGAATTAAAATTTAGTAAATTCATTAAAAGACTAAGAGCTCGTTTTTCA